ATGGCTCAACACATTAAATTTACTAAATCGGTAATAGACTCTATTCCTTTGTCTGAAGATAAACAAATCTTTTACAGAGATACAGTAACTATAGGATTTGGCTTATGTGTGGGCAAAACTAAAAGCTATTTTGCTGAAAAGAAAATGCCTAATGGCAAATCTAAACGCAAAGTTATTGGAAAGCATGGCGTCTATACTCTAGAACAAGCCAGAACTGAAGCTAAACGCTTGCTAATCATGATGGATGAAGGTGTAGATCCAGTTAAGCAAAAGCGTGATTTACGAGCTTCAGCAATTCAAAATGATGCCTTACAAAAGCTAGTGCCTACCCTTTCTGAAGCTTACCAATACTATAAATTGCGTAAAAAGCTGGCGGAAACATCTTTAATTGCCTATGACGGATGCATAGAGAACTACTTTAGTGATTGGAAAGATTTAAAACTTGATCAAATCACCAGTGCAATGATTATTGATCGTCATTTAAAGCTTTCTGAAGCAAGCCCTTCTCGAGCTAATCTTGCATCAAAATTTTTACATGCTCTCTTTAATCATACGATTAGCAGATATAAGGATGAGTCCGGGAATAAAATTCTAAATATTAAAAATCCTGTTGTAATCGTTAAAGAAGAAAAGGCTTTCAATAAGATTAAACGGAGAAAAGGCCACGTACGCGCAGATCAGCGAGAAGCATGGGCGCTTGCAGTTGCTACCACTTACTGGATGGGTGAACAAAATAATGATTTCAGAGCGTACACAAACCAAGACTTTTTATTTTTACTTGCTCTAACTGGTTTTAGACGTAGTGAAGCTGAATCTGTCGAATGGAAAAATGTGGACCTTCAGTTCGGTACTATCAAAATCATTAACACTAAAAACCATGAGGACCTTTTATTGCCTATGGGTGACACCCTTTGGCACATTATGCGTGAACGTAAAAAACGTGCCGGTGATAATAAATATGTCTTTACTGATAGAAATGGTGTTTCTCATATTTCAGATCGCCGAGCAGCACGAGAAAAAGTAACTGAGAATTCTGGTATAGAATTTACGTTCCATGATTTACGCCGCACTTTCGGTACCATTGCGAATAGCTTGGCCATAGGTAGCTATACGATCAAAAGACTAATTAATCACACCACGGACGATGATGATAACGATGTGACTGATGGCTATATTCAAGTTTCTTTTGATGATTTAAAGAAAGCCATGAATATGATTGAAGATGTAATTATTTCTGAGCAAGTAAAAGCACTGATTAAAAATCGTTTGTACTTTGAAAAAAATGAATCGAGAAATCAAGCTCAAGAATTAATTAACCACCACATTCAAGTGTTAGATAACTTTAAAATGGCAGGCCAAATTCTAGATTTTTAGAGCTCAAGTTTTAAGAAATCCTTAAGCAATTGAAAAATTCTTCTAAATAGTTAAAATTAATGTGATGCATTTATCACTTTATATAAATTATGAAAAAGATATTTTTAGTTGCTTTAGCAACAGTTGGTTTACAAGCCTGTACTACACCTTATCAAGAAATGGGGGCTTCTGGTGGCGTTGAAGCCACTATTATTGATGATAATGTCTTTCAAGTACGCGCATCTGTAAATGGATATACCCATAAATCGATAGCAAACCATTACGCATTACGTAAAGCTGCTGAAGTATCTAAATCACTAGGGTGTAGTTATTTCTCAGCTATTAACAATACAAGCCAAAGTTATAATCAAAATATTTCTAAAGTTGATGCTGGCCTTAAGACTACCCCAAATGGTGTCTATTATGTCTCAAGTGCTGGTACACAATATAAGTTAATTAAACCATCCAGAAACAATACCTATGTTTGCTTTAATGAAAAGCCAAACACTGTTTTGCCTGGTTTAATTTACAACGTTAAGTATGTTCTGGGTTCTCCAATGCCTACAGGCAAATTCAAAGTTCCGAATAGCTGGCGTTAAAGATATATACCATGAGGGTAAATAATAGCGTATACAGTCTATTATTTACCCTCTTTTTATTTATATTGGTTATGATGGAAAAGTAATTTCGAAAATCATAAAGAGGTTACTTTATATGTGCGCGAACTACGAACCAATATCAAAAGACCGGGTATACCTACTAGATTTGCTTGAGCCGACATTTGAATATAAAAATGATGTTTATCCTGGTTATGACTGCCCTCTTATTTTTTCTAAAGATGGCCATATAGAATGCAGATTTAGCATCTGAAATTGTTATGTTTTATGCCTTGTTAGAATCTGTTTTAATCGACACAAATTCAAATGGCCTACTAAACAATCCTGCTTACTCGAGTATAGAAGCTTATAAAGAAACCTATTCAATTCTTAATGAAGCGATAACCTTAGGAAAAAAGATTACAAAAATTGAATAATAGGCCCTCCTTAAAGAGCATTAGTGCAAATTTTCATATTTTGTGTAAGCAATATATCCTAAAGACAGTCAACAAAAAAATAGAAAGAATATTTTACAGTGGGTATCAGTAATGAACTAGGTCGTATTTAGTCATTGAGCCGAGATTGATTGAGTAGATTTTTTCCAGAGAGAAGAACTTTTATCAATAAAATTAATATTTTATTGATCATACCCTATTGGAAATAGATTAAAAAAATATAGAATACATTATTCAAAAAAATGAATTACTTAACATATCTTTTGAAATCACAACAATGGAGTTTTTCTTTTGAAAGAAATAATGCATAACGGTTACAAAGAATTTTTAGTGTCTTTTGATGAATTTAAGGAAGTTCTCAAACCTGAAAATAAAATGAAATTGGCAGAAAAAACTGGTTCAGCAAATCATAATTTCATTTACCGAGGACAATCAAATTCAACGCATGAATTAGTTCCATCTTTATATAGAAATGTATTTGCTCACTCAACTCTATCAAACTCATATAATGATCTGTGTTTTTTACAACTAACTTATTTAAAAACATTTGTTAAAGGGTGTGATATTAATGCAGTCTCAATTCCAAATGATTCTTATAGTTTTAGAACTGAAACACTAAATGAGTGTCATGATAAAGTATTCTTGAACCCATCAAGTTGGCCACAGAGACAACTATTCGAGTTGCTAGCTTTTGCACAACATTATGGATATCCGACCGAGTTACTTGACTGGAGTTACAACCCTTTAGTTGCTATGTATTTTGCTGCTACAGGTGTGATCAATGGTAGTTCAAATTTAGAAGATAGCTTTTCAATATGGGTTATAGATACAGAAAAGAAAAATTTATTGAATAGTAGTGATAAATTAAATTTCGAAATAATAGATGTACCAAGGGCCCATAATATTAATATATCTTCTCAGGAAGGTTGTTTCACTCTGGTAAGACAAACATTAGATGCTAGAGCAAATCTCACACATCAAAGTTTTAAAATCAATGAGTTAAAATTAATTTCAGATTTAATGCATGAAAAACAAGTAAGTGGTCTTTTCAAATTTACTATCAAAAACTCAGAAGTCTTAAAAGTACTTGAATTCTGTGAAGATTATTCTATTAATGCTGCAAAACTTTTCCGAGGACCATATGGTGCAGCGAAGTATGCAACAGAGTCAATATCTGCCGCTAAATTTGCGAGTAAACATAATCTTCAAATCAGAGGTTGTATCCCTATTTGATAAGACAGAGCAATAAGATGTCATTATGAATGAAAGAGTTTATATATTGTTAGATGGGTATAAAAGCTGTGCACTCTATTATTAGAATGCACAGCAAATATAAGAATTATAGGGAAATTCGATTGTTAATCCAACCATAGAAAAACTGCTCTTGGCTTTTATTTCGCTCACAGATTTCAATGTAACGTTGGCCTTGCATAATATTAAGGACTCGAACTAAAACTTTCTCTCCCTCTTTACCGCGTTTGGCCAAATAAGTTTTTAGAGCACCTAAAGTGTTAGAGCCATAAACACCATCGACCTTTAAATCTTCATATCCAGCTTTACCTTGGTTATTCAGCAAATTTAATGCGCGTTGTAAAAGTGGTTTTGCAAAGTTGATACCACAGTTCACACCAGTGTCTAAAAGTTCTTCTGCTACTGCTGAGCTAATAGTATTTACTTGATCGAATCGCGGAGCCGTCCAGTACTGTTTCTTATAAATTGCTTTGGCCACATCAAGGGGTAAATCTTTCATATTGCCCTTATAGCCGTTTTCACGCGCTACAGCTTCAGTAATACCGTATTTAGTTGCGCCTCCTCGATCTGCAGGGTTGTTTACGTATCCGCCCTCACGTTTAATAAGCTCATCAAGATATTGTTCGATATTCATTTCAGTTTCCTTCAGATATAAAAAAACCGCCTTTCGGCGGCATTAACTATTCTCAATGTCTTTTCTGGCTTTCTTAACTTCTTTAATTACTTCGACAATCGTTTTACCCTCTTGTTTGTCAATAAAGTTGAAGATCCATCGGACCAAAGCCCAACCGGGAATACCACAAATAAAGAAGAAGCCACCTAGTGCAATCATTCCCCAAATATCTGTAATCCATTCATGTAGTCCCCACTTCACAATAATGAATGAACCACCAGCTAAACTTGATACAACTGTACAAATCAAACCTACGGCCCATTCTTGTGGTGAGCGTGGCATACGTGTCATCAATACAACTGCAGCAACTAATGCGACTGCTAAAGTCACCATAATTGCTGCCCCATAAAATTTTAATAATGCTGTTAAACCGCTAGTGGAAACTGGTTCCATTTATATCTCCAGATATTTTTAGATAATAAAAAAGCACCTTATGGTGCTGTATGCTGTTAATGTTAGGCTTCAAGTGTGGATTGAGATATTTTGGCTGAATAGTTCCATGCAGTTGACTTCCATACATCTCTTGCAGCAACACGAACATAATATGTGGTAGTAGAGTCTAAGTTTTCGATCGTGCATGCATTCTCGGTACCAGTCCAACTTGCGGCTAAAGTTTCAGGATCAAAGTTTGAATTCTTACTGATCCAAACTTGATAATCTTTCAAGTCAGGAACTTCACTCGGTATCCATGTCACTGTAATTGATGTAGATGTAGAGGAGGTATAAACATCAGCTAGTGCTGGAGGTACTGGATTACTAATATTCAAATCCGTAAATGCACTTGCGCCATTTTCAGTTTTGCTAGCAACGCGTATCGTATAAGCACGTTGCACTCCATCTACTTTCGCTTCACTCAGTGAATATGTGTAATCTGTGCCAGTTGTTTCGACAGTTCTTATTAATGTACCTCCAGAAAGTATCTGAACTATATAAGCAAGTGCACCAGCAGCGCCTTGCCATTGAACTTTAAATGACGTACCAACAAATGGTGACTGAAGTGATAATCCCTTTACGCTTGGTGGGCGTCCTCCATTTATTGTATGGCTATAGGCAGTCACCTCATCAAGAGTCTGCTCTTTTTGTTGCAGTCCATTGAAACTAGTGAACTTAAAATAAATGGTTTTATCAATAAGATTTGAATTGAACTCATGTTGAAAAATAGCTTTGTCTATACGTACAAATGACTCCCCACCATTGTGGTGTTGAATATCATCAAAGCGTCCACGTAAAACTCCACTGAGTGTATATAATCCCGCTCCATTTAAAGTAGCATCAATATAAGAAATATATTCATCCCCAACTCTGCAAAGCGTGGTATTTAATTGAGCATCTTCTAACGTACCGCCAAATATTTGGCTAGATGTATTTAACTGAACCTGCATAGTTGTATCATCTAAATCAATAGATTCTGTTAAAGTTCCATATCTAGCTGAGCCATAAATTGTGCCAATCATTTCATAAGTAGTATTATCCAAACTGGCCCATACGTTACATCCTCCCCAGTTTCTACCTCCTGAAGCTGCAATCCAAACCTGATTTTTACCATCAGTCAAATCGAGTGGTGGTTCAAAGATTACAGGCGCATTTACATTACCCGGTTCTTCATTTCCTCCTTGATATCCGTTAGATGACTGAAGGTCATATTCAACTGCTGAACGCGAACCTACAGCAAGTTCTTCAGCTGTGACCGTGAGTAATCCGTCTCCATCTTCTTCAATACGTATAATACGCACAGGAAAACGATCTAAACCAAGCGATTTATCTGTCAGGGTTACGATATCCATAGGTTCTAATCTGCAGTACTTCCAACCAAGATCGAACTCATATTCATTTCGTACATAAAGCTTACGCTGGAGAAGCAACTGTACAGCATGACGAGCAATCTTCGGCTCACAGAAAAAATCATATTTAACCGGATCCTGAGTGCGTAATCCGAACATCTCTATATTTGCTTGGTCCTTCGCTTCAACAGTCTCGGTATTGTATTGATTGAAACGATTAACATACTCGATCTGAGTGTGATTGAATGCATCAGTATCTCTGCTACGGCGAACGCGAACAGGTTGATCCTTTCCAATAAAGTCATCATCTGTTAAGTGATAAGCAGGTACCAGATTAGGAATAAAAGTCACTCCATTCCCAGATACTGCAGTATCACCAAAAGAACGTATTTTTAAGCCATCAGGACTAGGGACAACAGCACAATTAACTGCTTCAATAATTTCATTGATAATTTCATGTGCGGCTCGTTGCTCTGTCAATGCAAGACTTATAAAAAGACCTGTAGCTGTACAGTAACTTCGAAACTCGGATAAATCTGCCATATTCAAAGTAGGAGCTGCACCGTAGCGCGGATGGGTGATTAGATCTTCAATTACATCTGCAGGATTCGCATCATGAATTGTGTCTGAAAATGTGATTTCACTAATCACTTCAAAATTATGATTTGAAAGGCTAGCATTTCCGCCTAAATCGTAATTTGCACAAGCAACATATCCCAAATATGGATAATGGACTGCCTGATCAGGATGTTTTGATGCGAGATAGCCCCAGACTTGATTTTTATCACCATTGAAGAGTTCAAAGCCAATCTGATCAATCGGTTTCAACTGAACGCCGTTCTCAGTCTTCGGAACAATTTGCTCTTTGTCACGCCAGATTATTCCAATATCTTTAATTTTGGTTTCACATAAACCAAGCATCAATGAGGCATTATAAGTGTAAGTAGTATTACTAGTTTTTGTCTTGCCCCCTTTTCCACCCGATTTTGTGGTCGTTGTGTGGGCAGTTGAGGAGAAATCCCCATACCAGAACATATTTGCTGATAGTCTATTTTTCCCATATACCAATGGTTGACAAAGACCATATGCGGATTGCTGAATCCGCATTGAGTTAATACGATTATCCGTGGTACTTATCGTTGTACTACCAAAAATTCCACTCATTATTCTTTTAACCTCTTCATACGAAAAAACCCAGCAATACGCTGGGCTAGACTTCCTTTGGTGCCATCTTGAAGTATCACACCTTGGTGTAGATAAGAATGAATGATCTGGGGCCATTCAACAACAATAGCGCCATGACTTACACATTTGCCAATTTTATAAAGGACAATATCACCTGGTTCTGGCGGACCCTCAATCTCAAAGCAGACACTTCGGATGTGGTCAAGATATCGTTCCCCCATTTGATGCATGTGCCAGTCAGGTGGATATGGCCGTGGATCCAGATAATCCATAAGACCTACCTTTTCGTAAACTTCACAAATCAATGTTCCGCAATCCACTCCAACACCTTTAACTCTTCCTTGGTGATGATAGGGAGTTCCGAGCCAAGTGAGAGCTTCTTGTACAGCCAGTTGGTTTTTAGACATACCCCCTCCGATTTTGGTAATAAAAAACCGCTTTAGGCGGCTATTTAATTTTGGTTTGTTATAGGGTAAAGATCGGGTTTAGGCCTTTCAGTTTCATATTGTTCTTTAGAAATAAACTCAACATTATGAATCGTTGAAAGCTGGTTAGTTCCAGACAGTTCACCGTAGGTGATGATAGTACCTGTATCTTTATCAGTGACTTTATAGAACTGACCATCGTTTATTGTGTAGTCCATTAAATTAGTCCTCCATCTACAATTGTCCAACCGGCACCAATAAGATTGCTGCGTGCTTCTGCTGATGCTGCTGTATATCTAAGTCCGGAATTGTTAAGAATTCTTGCTGTTGTTCTGTTACGCCACGCCTCTGCTCTAGTAGTACCTATATCAAGCCAAAGTGCGTTCAAAAACTTATCGTAGTTTGCTGGCGACATTCCGCAATTTGAAAGCATGTCATTTATAGATGCATTCACATTGAACTTTGAACACCAGCGGCTCAAATCTTGATTAAACTTCGTGCAATAACTAAACATTAAATCAAAATATATGCCACTTGAGATATTGAAATTTGAGATGTCCTGATTGAATTCTGGATTTGAGCTAAAAGCTCCAGTGAAGCTTTGGCACTTACCAACATCAATATTCAAAATTTGATTAAAGCGGGTTTTAGCAAAACAGTAACTCATACTGTATACATTTGCCGTATTGATATTGATTGGACTATTAAAGTCTGAATCGTAAAACATATAATCTATGCTTTGCACGGCTGGCGTATACCAGTCAACAGGCTGGTTGAAGCTTCTGCAGCTATTAAAGAATCCAGCTAGTGAGGTCGCAGCAGGGAAACGCATGCCATCAACAGGCTGGTTGAAGTTAACACAGCCATTCAAAAAATTACTTACATCAAGAGCGGAACTAAAATCTAGATGTTTAATTTGTTGATTAAACTTAGAGCAACCAGAAAGAAAAGATGCAAAAGTAGTGAATTTACTGGTTTTCCAATTTGTTAATGGGCGATTGAAATTAACATTCCCTGTAAAACAATAGGGAGCACTTATAGCTTCACTTACATCCCAAGAACTAACGTTTTGATTAAACAAAGGACTAGCAAAAACAATTGCATCTAATGTGGGTACTTTATCTGCATGTAATCCAATTGAGTAATCCGGATAAGCACCTGAACCAATATTTAAACCCTTTAAGCCCCATGTGCCACTCCATACCAAATAACCATATTCCCGCCCTTCATCAAGTTTAAATACAATTGCGTCTTGACGGGTGGTAATTATTAAATCAACTGTTCCAATTGTTACTCCCATTGCTTCACATGTTAATTTGCCACCGATTGCCTTGAAAGTTGTCGGTTCATCTTTACGAAATGTGTAAATATCTGGTGTATCTGATTCGTGATTTCTTACAATACGAATCTTGCTATCCCAACCCTGTGGCGGATAGACATTGACTGATTGATCGACAGTATTAGTCGATTTAAAAACAGTGCACGACATTGTTGATCACTCCTGATTAAGATGTGTAATTGAAATAAGTATCTAAAAACTGGATGCGTTTTTTTGTCCAAGTCAGAATTTGTTCTAGACTCGTGATGTTGAGTGAAGGTCGGAAAGGCCAGCGATTTAATTCAAGGTCATATAAACTAATCGGATATTTTGAAAAAATATCAGTCGATAAGTTATATACATTCTCAAAAGATATAACCTTCAAATCTCTTAGTTGCTTATAACGTGCTTCAATATCAGTGCTATATGTTGCTTTGACTTTACGCCAAAATGAGTCTTGCGAATTCGTGACTGTTTGAGAACCAGTTGTATCGTCATAAACAATGTCACCTGTCCACTCGAGCCCAAAAACCGTATCCAAGTCATATGGCATAAACATGAATCTTTTGCCGTCATAACTGATGAACTGGAAATTTTTTACAGAGTTACCATCTACGACATCTCTACATTTGACGAATTCAGCGAATAGCATAAAATCAATTGCGTTTTGCTTATTGAGATATGTATTTGCTTGTAGAGCAAAGTCGGCATCATTCAACTGAGTAAAAGCATTCCAACCTGAAATAGCATTAAAAGTCTCAATAGTTGGACTGCTTGGAGCCTTTAACTCATATAAAGTAGGATTTGTAACTTCAAGATTTGTGATGTTATTCCACCCATCCATCCCAATGAGTATTTCCTTTGGCTTGTTTTTGGCAATGTTGTAATTACCCCGTTTTTTCGCCGTACCGAATGAACCAAGACCGTAAAATTCATCATTGATGTAAAGCAAAGCTGAGTACAAACGCGGCACACCATTTGCACCGTTCTGTAGCGCATCTTTACCAGTTTTGCCGATGTAAGGAGTTTCTACTTCAAGTCGTGGATACCCTGAACGTGTTGAACAAAACTGTTCCCAAATTCGATAACACATCGCATTGCGAATATTAGTGTGATCAATCCAGTTAGATTTAAAAACAAGCTCATCATGTGGAAGTAGGTCACCGATCTTGACGTTAAGCGGTATTGTTAATGCTTGATCAGAGAAGAAAGCAATATTCCAGTTCTTCTTTGCGTACAAAGCGCTTGAAGAACCTTGCACCTCCATTTTTACGTAACAATTAAATGATTGTCCATCGAAATGAAATTCACCTTTTCCAGAAATAACAACTCCTTTTGCATCTGGGAGGGGTGGAATATCTGTCAAATAAATTTGAACAATACTTTCTGGAGCTTTAACAGCAATTTGCTTTAATGCAGTTACTGTCTGTGCTTTTGTCTTAAATCTTTTAAGCTCATTAATTTCATTCAAAATATCGACATTATTGAGTATCCAATTCCCGAACTTATCAACATAACCAAGCGTATTTTTTTCAGCATCTTCAAATTTAATCAGCTTTGAATCGTCTGATAGCTTAATAATAGGTTTCAAGAAAGCAATAGCATCAATTTCATTCTGTAAACTATCAATTTGGCCTGAACGTAATAATCCGTTCTTTGTTAAACGTAGTACAACAGATCCGTCACTATCAACGAATCTATATAAATCACTAGAATCGTTTGCATCTAACATTTCTAGTAAAAAATTGATGTTTTTTAGGTTCAGCTCATCTACGAATTTCTTTAATTCTTTTATGTCTTCCTGATTTGTGAGCAAGATTGAGCGTTTAGAATCTTCATCATAAGAAACCAGTTGTCCTTTTTTATTCAAAGCAAGTACAACATTGCCAGCGCCGTCTTTCCATTCGAATAAATTTTCTGAGTTTGAGCCTTCAAAGAATATACTTTCTTTAGCCAGAATCAGATTTGTACCATCCCACACATATAATCCGGCATCATCACCCTGTGCAATCCGCACTGTTGAATTTGGGGGGATATTGGTCTTATCTTCCTCAAACAAAGCCATGCTAGCATAACTGTAGTTACCGCCTTGCGCTTCAATAAGATCAATTGTCATTTGCCGAATATGGTTTAACAAAATCGTTAATGAATTCTTGAAATGTGCTTCTGTAATTGTGTTTCCGATAAAGTCGTAATCACTTGGTACAGTCATGTAGTTATCCTCAAAATAAAAAACCCCGCATGAGCGAGGCTTATATTTAGCAATTATGGTTATACAGAGGTTTCCGGTATTGGAATAAACGGTGCACCACGAAATCTGGCAAAGTTATTGAATCGGTTTTGACAAGTTTCTAGACGTTTATCGCAACCCGGATAAATATTGATTCTTTGGCCTGTCTTTGGTAGCTCAAGCAAAGGCAAAGTGAGCAACAACACATCTTGTTCATGTAGACGAATCGTTCGCTTAAGCCCTTTGTTTCCGCCGTCTAAAAACTCAATTACACCTTGCGTAAACCATCCCTGAGGCTGATTGATATCACATAAAATTCGCGTGGCTGTACTACCTGATATAATCGTAGATTCAAACACATGGTTCTCACGGCTCAAACCACAGGCATGATCAAAAAGAGTGTTACTGCAACTTGGCTGATATAAATTACGAGGCATCTTTACATTCAATTCATCTAGATCAGATGCAACACTAGCTTGGATTACATTACGATCAAACTCTGGTTCAATAATTCTCCCCTCAAACAATTTAATCGTACCTGCACTGGTATCTGTTGGTGTGTTGGCATCCATAAAAATACGTTCAAGTTTAAAACGCGCTCCATCCATTTGCCCATTATGAAAAGCTTGAACAATTGGAATTCCACCAATAGTATTTTCATCCAATGCATTGATTGTAATTGACAAGTTATCAACCTCAATACCAATCGAAAGACTAATTCCTTCTCTCTGGATGATTTCGCCACTTGAAAAATAAGTAAAGCCTTCAACAATCAAATCGAAGTCATAACTAGTCGCTCTTATAACATCTCCCTGAACGGTAGTGATTGTATAAAGATCTGCCATAATGAATTGATTTGCATCTAATAACGCAATAAGTTTATCTGAAGCTGCTCTCATACCTTATTTCCTAGTGACCCAATCATGTCGACTTTTCCAGCTTTCCAGAGCTTAGACATAAAATTGGTATATTGCTGTTCATCATCAGCAAAACGACAACGATAGTAAAAGGTGCCAGTTACAGTAATAGATTCACCTTCTAACAATGGAATCGATAGCTGCAACAGACCATTGCTTGTAATCGTAAATTGAAGATTCCACATCTGAGCACTTGGAATTGACCACATCTCATTGTTGGGATTTGACCACATCAATGGATCTTCACTTTCTGTAGCTAAAGTATGTTGAATTGGAATTCTGCTCGTGTATATCTGTTTGTATAGCTGGAATTGTGTTTGTGTTCCATTTCCTACAATCGTGCATTCAAATTGATTATCTTCTGGCATCTTAAAAAGAAAAGAGTCAAATGATCCACGGCGCTCTAGAAAGAAACCTTCAAGTTGCTGTAATTCATTACGCCCCTTGCTCTCCCGAAGGAATGCAAAGGACATGCTGATCTGATATTTAGGTACTGCCTGATAACTAGCCCTTAGTTCTCGACCATTTACTGATTGCATGATCTTGGTATTAAACATGGGGGTTTTAGTTAAATCCCATTCTAGACCCGGCAATTCAGGAAATAATACATCTGACATGATCACTCCTTATTTTCCAAAGTTCCGACTGTAACCTTTTAAACCGCCTGCTAAATCTCGACCATGTTTCTTCATAAAGTCTCTAACTCCTTTAGCATCAATGGCACTAATATTAAAAACTGTCGTGCCTGCACCGGCACCTTCAGCAACTGCAGCTGCACCAAAGCTTGCCCCATTACGTAAAGCATTACCCATTTCACGAATGGTATTTGCATGTTGAGACGGCAAAACCATCTCATCTTCATGAAGCTGTGTAATTGGATTTACACCTGAAGGAATGTCGTAACCGCCTCGAGCAGATTTAATTTTCCCTGCAAGCCCAGCCACTAAACCAAATGCAGCCGCACCGGCACCAACGGCCAAAATTGGACCGACATATGGAATTGCAACCATTGCTTTAAAAGCTCCAGCCATCGCTTCCCATGCCGACATCATGATGCCTTTGATAGCTTCAGCAGCTTTTAAGCCTAAACGTGCTAAACCACCTGCTGCAGTAACGCTGGTACGTGTTGCTTCCCCTGCAATGGTTGCCCCTGTTTGAGCAGCTTGGCCCGATGCTTCTGCTGCTGTTTCAGCACCGACAAAGCCAAGTTTACGAGCCAATTTAATAGCTTGAATTCTTAGCCATCCTTGCAACTCTTTAGTAGCTGTTTGCAAGGCAAATGCCCCCATATCAGCAAGCACTGCTTTAGTGGCATTACTCCAAGTCAGGGTGCCATTCATAAGTGACTGAATACCCTGATCCCAAAGGTTAGCTAGTCGTGAAGTAAAGCCACCAAACTTAGCCTCAAAATCCTTCATCTCCGCATCACTGATTAAGCCCATAGACTTAGTGTCAGCAACTTTCTGGTCGGTTTCTAAATCAGAAATATTATTAGTGATTTGGTTTTGATTACCTTGTTTGCCAGTAATGTTGGTCTGCTCATTTTCCAAAGCCAAACGCTCTAAAAGACCTTGCCGCTTAATTTCGCGTAACTGATCTTCTAGCTGTTTTTCCAACTGAACTTTACGGACATTTGAAATTTTCTTGGCATCAAATTCAGCTTGGATCCGTGCAGCTTCGATTTCATAAAGTCGTTGTGCTTGCTGTTGATAATTGTCGATCTGTTCTTCACGAGCTTTTTTGTATTCCTCAAACTCTTTTAAACGGATAGCAATAATCTTGTCGGATGCATCTTTTTCAGCTTTGATTGAAAAAGCTTTCTTTTCTTCAGCTGACAATATAGAAGAATCAATGTCACTTAGTTCTTTCTTAAGATCTAAAGCAACCTGCTTGCTTTCATCTGCATATTTGTACTGTAAAGCAAGCTTATTCTTTTCAGCTTCTTCAGCCTTACGGATTTGCTCCTGAAGTGATTTTTCATAAGCTGATGCATCTGTCCCCGCCTCAACGCCATTAACGCCAGCCATGTAGCCTTTAACATTTTTGACGTATTGACGGTTTACTGGACCAATACCAGTGCCACGCTCAACATTCCCTTCACCTGCGTGATAAGCTGAAATTGCCTTATCGATATCACCAAACTTATCCAGCAAGAATCGCAAATACTTTGCGGCCCCTTCAGCTGCTTGCTTCGTGTCAAAAGGATTGGTCACACCAAAACGTTTTGCTGTCCCATCAAGCATCTGAAAGTTGCCTTTCGCTGTACCATATTTGGTTTGGACACCCTCAACATTTCGACCTTTCGTCTCTTGCATATTGATAGCTGACAGTATTCCACCAGGTAAGTTGTATTGAGACTCTATACTTGAATAATTGAACTTTTCAGCATTCGCTTTTACACGTGCATTAACCTGTAAAATCTGTTGCTGTTCTTCAAGCTCCTTAGTTTGACGTTTTTGAGTCTCCTCAGCTTTCTTTTCAGCCTCCTCACGCGCTTCAGCTGCTTGTTTACGCTTCCAGTCAGCTTCTTCAGCCTGTTTAACAGCTTCAGGCATTGCGCCGTCTTTAGCGGAGTATCCCATACCAGCCTTATCACGAGCATCTGCCATGTGCTCAGCACGCTCACGCGACACACCTCCAACTTTCATGTTGTGTTGAATATAGCGTTCTCGTTCAGACTGTTTGTTGGATTCACGAACATATTCCATTTGCTTTGCAGTCAAATTGGCTAATGCATTCGCTTTATCATTAATCGAGTCGGTATGGCTTTTGTTGTCCTTAGTGCCTTGCTTAACAACGTCGTTGTAAGTTTTTAAGACACCTTGCGCATCAATGACCGCTTTACGCTCTTTATTAACAGCAGCTGCTTTCTCATCAATGCCTGTTTTGTGCTTAGCCTCAACAGTTCGAAGATTGTTGATACCAGTAGCCAACTGATCCGCATTTAGTTTGCCTTGCAAATATTGGTCATATAAGTCTTTCGCCGTCTTCTTATCAGCCTCAGAAGCATCAGAGTGACTAATAAGCGCACGCACCAAGCCTAGTAATGCAATTTCCTGTTTACGGAATCCTTGTTCAGCTTTTGCTAGATCCGCTGTGGCTTGTCGCATCAATACACGCTGCTGAGCCTTATCAAGCTTTTCATATTCCTCACGGAGTTGAGCAACTGTTTTGCCTTGTGTGCTTAAAGCAGGTACAGCTTCATCACTGCTTCGTTTCATGTAAAGAAATGCAGCCCCTGCCGCTACACCTTGAAGTGCCAACATACCTAGGCCAGCAGGTCCACCGAGCAATGCTGACGCACTACGCAGTACACCCATTGCCGTAGCAGTACGCATCGCTTGACCCTGAAGCGCAGACAATTGCATTTGATAAGCCATGCCTTGGGCAACGCCAATCACAAACTCTTTAGTCAATACGGCGCATTGAACAACTAATTTTGCTGAAATAGCGGCACCTAAAGCGATGACTACAGCTTTGATATTGTCAAAGTTTTGCGCAATAGCTGTCACCGCAGGCGTTACTGAATTGATCAGCATTGCCTGAAAACCTTGGAACTGAAGCTCTAGTGTGTAAAGATTTTCTTTAGCTTTACCGAGGTTGTTCACCATATCTTTAGACATGATAGCGCCAGCATTCTTGGCTTCCTCACCCCATTTTTTAAAGCCCGCACCACCGTCTTTGAGTAGTGGAATAAGTAAACTGCCATCATCCACAATTTGTTCCATGTATGTGATGATTTCAGCGTGCGATAAGTTGGCTTTTTCCAAACCATCGTAATATGCCTGGATAACTTCTGGACCACTTAAATCTTTGAACATGTCGATGGTCACACCAATTTTAGGCGCAACCTTTTCAAAGAAGTCCATCATTTCGCCTTCACCACGGCGTGCTTCACCGAGACGATCCAGCGCATCCTTACCCATCATGCCGAACTGTTCTAATGACAATCCAGCTGTTTGAGCACCCTTGGCAAAGTATTGGAAGTCTTCTACTGATTCACCCAACATGTCAGACATTTTCTGAACTTCTGAAGCGGTACTAATTGCATTGCGAGTGAAACTGACCAACCCATCTGCAGCTAAGGCAGAACCAATACCAGCAGCAATTTTTTTACCTAAGCCCAGCATCTGCGTTGAGATATTGGTTGAGAGATTATCAAAGGTCTTTTGAACACCAGATACGTCAATCTGAAAGTCCACTTTTTTTCCTGTGACTTCAATCTCCTGCGCCGTATCTTTAACAATACTTTCGGCTTCATTCATGCCTTTTTTAAGTTCGGAAGTCTTCGCACCAACGTGCACTTCCACTCGATTGTTGCTCATAATTCCTCTCTTATAGGCATAAAAAAACCGCCATTAAGGCGGTTCATTAAAAACTATGGATAATCAGAATTTTTATCTTAAATTTTTCGTACCCAAGAATAAGACTGCATTATCTCGGTTACTTGTTTCAGTCACTGCATATAAAGTTTTGTCAGCTGAATCATAATAAGCCACACCATTAACTGACTGTCCTGCCAGATAGCAAGGTGAATAACCGAAAACTAAATCAACGTTGTAGTAAGGTGCATTTTCTTCAGCTGCTATTTTCCCTGAGAACGTGCAGCCACTTTGTCCCTTACCTGAAATCACACCCGTATTTGAAATAGTTAAATTCGCATCTTCAATACCTTGCACAATCACCGATTCTCCATAATAGGTGCCTGCAATTGTCGCTAGATTGGATGCTGTGTTGTTTAAATCCGTTTCATATACGGTATCGAATGTAACCTGATTTGAAGGCGAGTATGTGATTGTGCCTTTCAGGCTCTTCTTGGAATCAACTGTTCCACTAATTGATGTATTGTAAACGGTAGCACCACCAAAATAAAAGTCTTTCCCGCTATTGGCTTTTATCGTATTGCCAGAAACAGTGAAGTTTCCAGTCATGAATCCAGCAATACCAGAAGAATAAGGTGCTGAATATAAGAACCAGAATTTATTATTTTTATCCACTAATCCGACTACGTTCTGTTCTTGATTGGTCTTTCCAGTGTAAATACCTTTGACTTCAGCTTTTGATACTGGTGGGTTGTTACCCTCATTATTGGAAGATGAAGAATCACCTCCGCCACCTCCACCGCAAGCAGCCAAAGTCAAAGCTAAAAGACTCACCCCTAATACTGTTTTCATGGTTATATCCAAGTTGTTATAAAGTTCACACAAACTTTAACCAACTCAAGTATATAAATCAATCAGGGCAGCCTTAGCCACCCTGAGGAAAGTTTTGCAGATCCGCAAATAAATCATCTTCATCATCGCTTTGCGTATCGCCTGAATCTGTATTGTCTTCAATCCCCATAAATGCCTCAAGGATCCGACACAGACGCTGAATGCCGACATGGCTGGGAGGACACTGTTTGTGATACGCATTCAATGCTTTAACTCTTGGGAAATCCAATTCATTACGTACATAGTCGTAATCCTTGCCCAATGTCAGCACCAAATGCGTGTACAGCTCCTCCCAGTCTATTCCCCCGAATCAGTGGCCTGTTCGTCTTCACCCGTATAAACCAGACCAGAAGCCCCCATGACCGTTTCAAATACGGCGTTCACGTGACCAACATCAAGCAGTTCATTAGCAACAAATTCACGTGTAATGTCAGGATAGTTACGCTTTAAAGAACCATGCGCAACATCCACCACTAAAGCAAAGTCACTTGGATCAAAGGTTTTAAGCTTTGGCATCAGCTTTTCAGCAGTACCTAAGGACAACGGCGCAAAAATCCAAATCTGGCCATTAATTTTAAGCGGGTTACCACGTAGGTTATCAACTTGCTTAAATTGCATCTGGCATTACTCCGATAAATCAATTTTGAAAACACGGTTAAGATCGTCAGCCATAGGCTGGAATTCAAACTCAGGAATGTCGTAATCGTCCTGTTTTGAACTAAACCCAAGTTTGTTACTGGTACAACGGAAGAAATTCATATGCATGAATTTGCCTTTGTAGTCGCGTTGCAGGTCAACGGCAAACTCTGGCGTATAACCCATATCTAGGTTTGATACAGTGATTGACTTAGCACCCGCAACCATTGCTGAATAACGGAAGTTAATAAATACCGCTTTACCAGCATCGGCAGCAGCAAATGTATAAGTACCGGTTGCTGCATCTACACTGTATTGCCCTGTTGTTGGCGCTGAGGCTACACGCTTAAGTGGGATTGCTTTCGCATCCGTTACGCCTAGATCCTTTACGAATGTACCGATGTTGGGAACAACCGGTGTAACAGTACCGCCAGCCGGAATCACTTCACCATTAATGGTTTGGGAAACTGTTTCGATTCCACCTTCAGCAACAACGCCACCGAAAAAAATTGAATTTAACAATGTACCGTTAATACGCCCGAAAGAAGCTTTACATTTAATGGTACCTTTACCACGTGCAGCATCTACAGCAAATTGACCACGACCGAAAAGCTCTTTTAAGTCATAGCTTATATCCACACCAACGGATTGCATCACCCCCACTTCAACTGGTGTGGGATTACTAATCGGTTGCCCGTAGACATCTTGAATCGGTGTAGCAAAGATCTTGCCGGCACCAAATAAATATTGAGCCATTTATTTTGACCTCTCTAAAATGACAAAACCGCCATCGAGGCGGTCATAAAATGAATGTTTTGTTAATTGGTTGTGAGGATCCGGATAGGGATAATTGCAATCGCCTGATCATCCAGCATGTTTTCTACTGCTTCATACACTTCGATTGTGCCTTCAATCCAGCAATGCTCGACCAAACCTCCTAAGGTCTGACACTCATTAAAATCTGGATGATCTGGCTGAATAGCTTCACGTACACGATCGATGAAAACATTCATCTGTGATGAAGGCGGCTTTGTAGTGTCCGATTCATGAATATAGAGATAAACCTCAGCAGCTAGTTCAACTTTTGAATCTAAACCATGTACCGGGACTTCTTGCTGATTGCCTTGTGTAATAAACATGGCTGGACGCTGTTCTGGTGTTACATGGTTAAAGTGACGTAAACGGCGACTTACCGTAATCAACCCCTCTACCCTTGTACTTAACCGATCAAACAACGCCTGATAGATTGCTTCGCTATCCACCTGCTATACCTCGCTCAATTGCTGCATCAATATTTTTCGGCACAATCTTGGCCACGATATCCAGTGAATCACGCATAAACCGCAATTCTCTAAAACGAACATTCCTAGAATGGGCCTTAACATTGACCTGAACAGGTGAAATAGGTCGGCCAAACGCCTGTTTAATTGTCCTCAGGTGTGCTTTAACACCCAAAGCTCCATTTAGCCCAAATTCATGTGCAGGTGCATAAGGCACCAAAGCACCACCAGCACCTACGGTTCCCTCAATGGAATCCTTATCCTCATCCACCTTTGATGAAACGGATCCACGCAAGCGGCCTGACTGAACTTTGAGTCGTTGGCCACTTAACATGTCTTCCTGAACAATCCGCTGTAAGCGCAAAGTAAGAGCGTTAACCGTGCGTCTTATTTCAAACCTAACGCGATTATTCATCTCATCAAAATTGACCTGAGCATCAACACGATAATCGCTCATAGCTTAATTACTCTTTAGCAGATGCTGCCGATTTCTTTGGCTCAACAACTTCAACATAACGCTCAAAACCTAAGGGCTTTAAAATATGGATAATGTCACTATCAGATTCTAAAACGCCGTTTTTGATATCTAGGTTTTGCCCGGCAATAACGAGTTTTGTTGGCTTATAACCTTCTGGTGCCTGATATTTAAAAGGCATGGGATTCTCCTATACAACAAAGGCACCAACGCCTAAACGATTAGGGTTTGTGCCTTCATCATCGATTGGAATGGAATTTTTTAACGCAAGATAGCGCTGGCCATACATGCTGAGATCATAGAAAGCTTCTTTCGATGATCGTGAATAACTCACACTTTGGCCCGCAATTGTCATACTTGAGGCAGTACCAAAAGCAGCACCATTGCCGCTTGAGATACCTACTTTAAGGATATGTGCTGCATATAGACCTACAGCACGTTCCTTTAATGCCCCGAACTCAATTTGAGAAACAATCAGATCCGCTTCTTCTAAAGCATCCTGAATTTTTGCATCTGGCAAAGACATTAAACTCGAATCAGTCGAGAACTTTTCACGAAACGTTTGTACGTCCATAGACTCACCTTATTCTTTAGCCTGAGCTAACTTAGCTTGTAACTGCTCAAGTGTTTCATCATCACTGAACGTTACTTCAAGCGCTGTTAATTCAGCCTTCACGGCGGCCAAAGCGTCTTCATCAGTTGGCTTTTGCTGCTCACCTGCTGCATCGTTTTGCTTGCCGCCTTTACCGCCACGACCACCAGTTTTGCCCGCTGTTTTTGGCTCATCTTCCGCAATTTCCTGAACTTCAAGTTCACCTTTTTCAACGAGTGATTTAAAGGCTTTACCTTTTGAAATACGTGTGAGATCCGCAGCACTAACTTGCACAGTTTGTCCCTGGCCGACCTGAATTCCATCAAAAGAAAAAGCGGCCTGAGAGCCGCTGTAAGTAATTTTTGGCATGTTTAGTTATCCTTATTCAACATCGTAGTAGCGGAGAGAATCGACACGTTTTAAATAGACACCTTCATACATATAGTGTCCCGGTGTACGCATCACATAATTGATAGGCTGAGCAGCCAAGAATTCCAGTTCATTACAACGGAAAGTAATACAGCTCGGATCACGGCGATAAATAATACTGCGGTCAGTACCACCTTCACCTTTACCTTCAAGCATACTTTCAGAAGTGAATGTCAGTGTTTTACCTTGCATTGCAAAGGTGTTCTTTTCCTTAATGTACTCAAGGAAGGTTTTACCCGCTGAATCCGGAACGATACGGCTAGCGAGAATAGTAAACTTATTCTCAGGCATCACAAAAGTATCTGGTTGAATACTTCCATCAAACTTAGAAGCATTAGAAGCACCTTTAATTGCCTTATTGATATCGGCAAGAATGACCTCTACTGTAGCAGTCGTATAATCTACCGTAGAAGTAATCACCTCAACACCTGTTTGATTATAGAAGCCTAGCAAACCAGTTTCTGGCTCGCCAAACCAAGCGACATCACTCATGTGATTTTCATAGGCCAATCGAGCTGCTGCAACTTTGTCAGTCGTTAACTGGATACCTGCTTTTAAGGCAGCTGCAGCATCAAAAATACTGATTTCATAACCAATAACACCAGGCTGTACAGTGAGTTTTACTTCATCGTAAACAACTTCTGCTAATGGCACATCATTGCCTTGACCTGAGAAGCGCTTACCACGTCCTACGCCTCTCTTACGTTGCAAGACACTAGCCGAACCTATAACTGCACCTTCCAATCCTTCAATCGGTAGGTACTTTGCATAAGCTTGGGCTTCAGCAAGTTGCGGTGTCATTTCATCGATTGATTCAAGCTTTAATAATAACTTGGCAAAGTTATCTAAATTAAATGCATCCCCTACAGCGATTTGCACCCCATGTGCAACTGCTGATAGGCGGATTTTCATTTGTTCTAATTGTTTTGACATTGATTATGCTCCACGTAAACGAAGAATAGCTAATCCATCAGGACCAGTGATGGTTTCCCAAGAGGCATTAGGTAGTTCCGTAGAATCTAATGCTGAAGAAGAAAGTGAACCAAGTGGCGCTTGGGCAGTAGGGTTCGAAGTACGTACATAAACCTTCGCATTGATATCGATCACTGGAGCTGAAGGCTTCACCCAGATAGAACCGATTTGCATTACAGGTGCACAGTCCTTAGCTTGATACGCTTCTTTACCTAAGGCATTTTTCCCTGTTTTACCTACGTGCTGAAAAACGACTACACCAAACTTTGTATTAGTTGCACCAGTTACCGCGCTAACTGTTTTTCCATCAGCAGATTGGACCACCACTTCGCCATCACTAACTACGCCTATACCAGCAACTGGCAAAGATAAAATTTCTTCGGGCATGTGCAGGCGAGCACGCGTACCCGGAATAGCTTGAGGGGTTAAAGACATTTGAAGTTCTCCAGTTAATTAGAAACTTTGTTTCCAAGCTTCTTTTTTGTTGTTGGTTTTAGGCTCCCCATCTACTGGTTTACCATCGCCAGTTTTTACTTGCTGTTGCTGGTGAAGTGCATCACCTACAGGGTTAGAAGGTTGAGTACCCTTCACAGCACAGAGGGCACGGAAAGTTGTATCGATCTGCTCAGGCTTTGCATCGCCTACCGACACGTTACCCATCAAAGCTGTTACTAATGCATCACCCGCTTTAGCAGCAATTACATCACGCTTGATTTGCTCGCATGTGCAGCCTTCTGTTTTAACTGTTGGTACCAATGCTTTAGCATCCGCAATCACAGCAGCACGTTCAGCCGCAGCTTGCTCAAGCTTTTCAGGCGTCATTTGGTTCTTTTCCAGATCACCTACTTTTTGCTCCAGAGCTGTTTTTTCGGCATGTAACTGATCTACAACCGCTTGAATGGCACCTAGTTCATCACCGATTGAAAATTGCTTATCACCCACTTTAAGTTTTGCAGCCTTCATGTTTTCAAGCTGCTCTTGTTGCTGCTTTAATGCATCTGCTAAGGGCGTGTTATCGCCGATGTTAAAGCGGATACCGTTTACAATTACTTCCATTGTTTTCCCCTTTGGTGGAGTTTGCTGTTTGTCACCGATGCGGCAATCACCACCACAGCGACCGTATTTAACCAGTGCTACGTGATTACCGATAAAGTTGATAAATTTCGCTTGATACGGCGTTCCATCTGGCGCGGTACCCTGCTCAACGATTAATAAGGCTCCATAGCCAAGCGACATTTCTAGCCGCTCGTTGCTTTGGATCAGATCAATGCTGATCTTGTCTTTAATAAGCAAATCGCCCACCAGATAATCACCTTCCTGCCGGACGTTCTCACAATAGCCAATGTGATAATCCTTCCAGTTAGAAGCGTTAATTTCATTTTTAGGCGGGTGATAGTCAGTAGTGTCTACACCATCGAAGCTTTGAATAGCCTCAGGCTTAAAAAGCTCCTCTGGTGGCGTGTAGACATTGATGACTTGATCAGCGGTATAACCTTCCAGTGATGGAAACTCATACGCATAGTACTGTCGTACTTGAGGCGCTTTAGCTAAGCGAACATTGACGCACTTCAAATACCCTTCTTTGGTAAATGAGCGAGTCGATTCACTAGGCGCAAAGTCACCAATTTTGAGTTGGTAAATGGTTTTCATAAATTGCGCTCAATAAAAAAACCACCCGAAGGTGGCTTAACTTAAGTTTATAAATTGACTAGAAGAGGCTTTAAAAATTATTTTTGAATTAACTGCAATAGCGTTGAATAAGGAATTCTACCAACATGTCTGGGATCACCGTATTTGGTATAACCAAAACAATAAACGGGTTTATTTGAATTTTTTAATTTAACCATCAATTGATCAAAATAGGGTCGCAATGCGGCACGCACTTTTGATCTTGCTCCCCAACATGCAATTAGAACATCTGCGTCACGGATAATATCCTCAAGATGCTTTTCATTTTTAATATTTGTCACTTCTCCACAAGTCGCTAAGTCCTTAACATAAGGAGATATATAGCTAAACATATTCCCAACTATTAATTTGCGAGCTTCTAACTTATTGGCAAAGACAATCCATTTTTTTACAGTAGAATCATTATTCACGCTGTCAGCCGTTGAAGGATTTACTCCAAAAACTGCCACAACAACTTTATTCCCTTCTAATTGCCTTTCAAGTCTAAATCTATGCTTTTGACAATCACTAAATATTGCTGACATTTACTAGGCTCATATATATTAATAAGTATTTAAATATCAGAATGTTAAAATCTAATCAATCAAAATATCCTCATAGTTAGGCAGCGCTGTACAACGACATCGGATAGGCTGACCGGGATGTCCACCATCTGGAGGTGAATCCCATCTAAATGTCTTGCCCTGTTTATGCTGGTGATCTGGCCGCACACGCTCATCTTTCGCCGTTTGCCATGTGTATGTCTCTACACCCATTGAAAGCTGTCTGGCTTGGTTAATTTGGCCGTTAATCTTGCCCATCTGATCACTAGCAATAAGACGTGCACGATAATCAGTAGATAACCCTAATTGCTTAATAGCTTTGGCCAACTCTTCATTGGTTTGTCCAGTCTGCAAAGCATTGGTGATTAATACCTCAAGCTTATCGGCGTATTGCTGTGGAATGGACTTAATCAAACTGACATTAGCCGTAATGTTTAGATCTACCTCATCCTGAATATCAGCAGCTCGATAGAACGGCGTAAGATCTACACCAATAATTGTTTTAGTGTGTTCTGCAATTTGCTTGTCCACTTCCTTTTGAGTATCAGTCACAACCTTTGTGGCCAACGGTCGTGAAATCTCAACAACATACTTTGTGAGCTTTTCCCTAAACGCCGTCATCATGTCTGAGAACCAAGCATCACCGATATTCTGGCCGACTGTAGGAATAACCAATTCTTTTGTTTGTTCCTGACAGTATTTTGAAATAGCCAGTAGTTGTCGTGTGTAATAAAGCTCTACACGGCGATTTACGTGCACGGCCCTCGGCTTAGAAGCTTTACGACCTTTTTTACGTTTCTTCGCCTGCTGGAGGTGTGGTTTCAGGATCTGAATTATCGTTGTCATTAAGCTTCACCATTGTCTCAAGCTCTTTGATATGAGCTTCATCGATCACTGAATAAACACCGTCAATAACAAGCTGTTTTGCTATCTGTGGCTCGGTAATGATGCCCATTTCTAAATACTTGGAATCCCGTTCAGCGTTAGCTTTCTCAACCTCAGAACGCACCTTAGCGTCTAATTGCCATAACGGGTTAAACACAACATCTAAACTTGGAATCTGACGACCAAATGTAGCTTGAACAATTACTCTTAAAAGCTTCATCATGAATGGCTTTAAGGACCATATTTGCTTAGTTGCGATACTGTCGTAATAGTTCCGTGTGTCGTGCTCACCAGTTGCGTTCATGCCTGCAGGTGATTGCCCAAATAAAATCGTATATGGCATATCAGCTGCACCAGCAGTTTGAATCGAATACTCACGCATGAGGTCAGGCAGACCGCCAAAGCTATAAGATTTAGAGTCATACTCCTCCTCTTTATCCAAGACGATCATGCCATTCAAGCCCTTAAGCAATCCGACACTAAGAAAACGTTCAGCTACGGATTTCATATCCTCTTTGATCTTATCGACCAAGTTAGGTGTTCTAATCACGTCAATTTTTGATTCATGGACCAGACTAGCAGTGGCTTTCTTTACGGCAGCATGATCAAGTAGATCCTCATAAACTTCCTGTAAGACACTTACAGGCTCTTCATTGACCACATCTGCATGACCAAATTTAATTAAGCGGGTGTGGTGGATCCGTTGGTTAGACTTTCCATCGAGCTTAAGCTTGTAAAATTCAGGTTGCTTTAAAAGTCCGCCTGCTTCATTGGGTGGTAAGTACTTTGAAGTATCGGCTTCAATCTGCTTTTTCTTGAGTACCGTAAAAAACTCTAAACGACCAACGCCTAACTTGTTTAAATCGAACGGTTGATCTAAGTTGCCGCCGTCTACAGTCCCTAGAAGCACATAGCAAACACCATATAAGCGAGAAAGTACCAAACTAGATAAAAGCACCCCATCTAAGTTAAATGCCTTACACGCCTCTTTAAGCTTTAGTAAATCGTTATCCTGAATCCCTTCAAAAAACCAACCAGCTCGGAGCATGTCACTTGCTGGACGGTTGACGATTCGCTTAGCTAACCAGTGTTGATACACAGCTTCTAATTGCTCATCAGGAATTACTTTCTTAACGAAAGAACCGTGTGAAGCTTTATCACGTTCGGTACCAATATTTGAGACAAAGTTTGTGTACGCCCCTGCATCGCCAATTGCATCGGGCTTTTTAGTTTCAGCCATAATTTCCTCTAATCAAATACAGTTGGCTTTTTGGCTAATGAATCATTAATTGCATCAATGGTCGGGTCCCACTGGTCGTCATGGTCATGTGACCAATCAGCAGTGAGCCCTTCAATCTCTTCAATGTAGTTCAATAGCCACGGTGCATTAGCTGGTAACCAGACACGGCGTTCTTCAACATAAAGAATGACGTCCATAGTCCTTGATAGCTTGTCAGTACTTCGCTGAATCGCACGTATTGGTAAAGTGGTCTGCTTAGATATGGACTGAATTAAACCGGTACCACTCGCCTTATCCTCTACGGCCATATAACGAAGCTTGCCAATCTTTGTGTTACTGTCCTTGTGTTTATTGATAAAAGCTTTAGCTTCTTTCAATAGCTCTGGTGCTTCCCATTTGCCACGCTTCACATCAATGATGTAAAGATTATTGTCATAGCCAAGACCAGCACATAAAAACACTGAAAAGTCGTTATGCTCTTTAGTCTTCTGAGCCGTGTCGGCCCATATTGCACGCCATTTAAGAACAGGTAGCTCTAGATAACGTGGGAACCATTCAGCCTTAACCAGATCACCACCCAGCTTTTTAGGGGCCTGCTGGTATTGGCTTGCAAATGTATAACGGGATACTGTTGCACCGTCTTTATCCTGCCCACCTTGTTCAAGTTGCAATAGCGATTGCAATGATTCTTTTAAGGGCCAATAGCTTTGACGGCCTTTCGCATCTCGCTCAACATTACGTGGAATTTTGCTCTGTATTTTTTTAGGCAACTTACTGATGTACTCATCATCGATAAGCGCGGGAATACTGATCTGCTCCCACTCACCAGGTACATTACCCGTCATCACGAAGTTAGTCGGATCCTCAACGTGCAAACGCTGCATGATCAGAATAATTGGCGTATCAGATTTAGCTTTACGCGAGTTGACCGTATTTAATATCTTACGGTTAGCTTTACGTCTAGCAGTCTGGCTAAATGCATCCTCAGGCTTTAATGGGTCATCCAGAATAATCGCACCAGTAAAGCCTTTATCGGCTAATGTACCAGCACGGCGACCCGTGACCTGCCCACCCATTGATGCAGAATAAACATGACCAGCGTCATAACCATCCACTGTAGTTTTCCAACTCGATTTAGCATCGGTACTGGTAGAAATCTTTACAGGCCATAAACTCTGAAAGTCTTCCGACTTAACAATGTTCCTTGCTGTTGCAGATACATCCTCTACAAGTGACTGTGAGAAAGACAGATACAGAAACCGCGAACGAGGGTTACGTGCTATACCACGGGCAATAAGGTTTGTAAGTAATTCAGTTTTGCCGCTTCCGGGTGGAACGTTAATAACTAGATTTTTAACTTTGCCAGCAATTACCTCGTCAATCTTGTCGGCAATATATTCATGATGCCAATTGACCGAAAACTTAAAGCCCATACGTGGCAAGAAAAAAGCACGTGTGAAAAATAAATGTTCTTTCTCGCACTTAATCCGCTTAGCTTTGGTTTTAACAGGATCAATATTCGTTCTCGAGTTCATCTATCGCCTGCCTTACCTGCTCATCGGTAGCAGTCACATAGGTAATGTTTTCACTTTGTAATGGACCACCACCAGCGCCTGTTATTTCAGTCTTATTCGTGTACTTGCCGCCTATGTCCTCAGCTGCCTGCTTAAGAATGCTTAGAGCTGCTACACGGTTTCTACTGTGCTTTTGATATTGGCTTTCGTAGCGCTGTAAACGCACCGCTAAATTTGCAATAGGGATTGCCTCAGGCTTACCCAAAAACATTTCGCGAGTTTTTTCAAAATCTTTTCTTAATTCTTCGCTCAGGTTCTCGCCTGCCCGTTTGGTCGGATCGTATTTCTCACACTGCTGTTTAGTAACTTTTATCCCGTATTCTTGGTTGACGAGCTCAGCAGTTTCTGTGGGTGTATTAAATACGGCAAGTGAGCGAACTATAAAGAGTTTTACCTCCTTTTTTAGAGCCGCCATATCCTCAATCCTGTCAACCTACGTCAACCTAAATAGCCAAAAAAAAGAGCCTCAAGGCTCAGGTAATTACGCAGTTTCCACAACATTTCGAAATATCTAAATCAGAAACAAACGGCGGATTTTTAGCGACCTCAATTAATCGCTTAACGTTTTCATTTGCACCCCAGCGTTTAACAACACCGATGAACTCTTCCACATCGTGACCAGCTAAATAGTGCTTTGGTAAGCCAGTATGATCACTGTAAATAATCTCACCGTTCGAGTCTCGTTCTACACCAATGTGATAAAGCTCATGTTCAAGCAAAGCACAGAACTCGCTATCGTTTGCCTTTTCACAAAAGCTTGCATCGATTGTGATTAAGTAAACTGGAACGAATCCGAACCAGTCGCGCATTTGCTGCTCTTGTCGGGCTTTCTTCCAGCCACCTTGTTGAAACATAACCTTTTCACATTGGCCAAGCACCATACGCTTAGCTCTGGTATAAGCAGAAGAAGCCCATGCAAAAGCCAAGAAACCCTCATTGTCATGAAGCATCTCAGCGATATGGTCATGGTCTGGATTATGTAAAGGACCACCAAGCGTAAGAAAATTAGCAACTACCCATTGTTTTAAATCAGGTGCCGGTATTAAACGGAGTGCTTCCTCTTCTTCTGCCTGATCCATAAAATCAGTTGGAGGAAATGGTCTGATCTGATCCATTAAATATTTGCCTCTTTAAATTCTTTAGCCACTCACTAGCGAAATGAGCTTGGATCTGCAATGGACCAGATTCATTAATCTTAAATCTTGGTGCTGCCTCTAACCGAACAACGGTATATCCCATTGATTCAGCAACATTGTAACGTTTCAAACTCCACGCCTTTGTTGCCAGCTTGTCCTTTCGTCCACCTGACCAGGGACCGCCAGCAATTTCAACTAAAATACGATGTTCAATTAAATGAAAATCAAAACGCCAATGCTTTGTTGATTTAAACTGGAATTTCTTTTCGTAATTAATTTCCAGATTTTCTAAAGCTTCAGTAAATTCTTCCTCTGCCTCTAAGTACTTTTGAGTAGCTTTAGGTAGCGGTCTGGATTTAGGCTTGGTTTTAGGTTCTTTTTTCCGAGTAAGCCAAAAGTATTCTGTAGAATCCATTATTCTCACCCATAAAAAAACCGCCCTAAGGCGGTGGCTAAACTCACAGGCAATATAGTATTACTTCTTAAAAGTTGCCTTATAAAGCTTTGAATTAAAGTAATCCGTAATTTCTTTACCTTCGGTTTGAATTTTTTCCTCATTTGAAGGTAAAAAATCTAATTCAGATTTGAAGCTCATAAACTCTGGAATAAATTTCTTTATAGGCGGAGGTGGTTTAGGTCCACCTTCTGTAATTTTTTCGATAAATCCAGCTAACCATAAAATATACTCACCTTCTGAATTATGAGGAGGAATCAAACTCACATCTATTTTTACTTTACATTCATCTAATGGTCTACTGAACAATTCAACAAAATCAATAAAATTAAATTTTAATTTAAATTCTGTTCCCTCAATTTCTCTGCGTATACATGTCATAAGTAAGTTCATATTTTCAATACAGTCATGTGAAAACAATTCCTCATCTTTAATTTTGTTATAAATATTTTCCGCAAACATGAGATACTGTGGCATTTCAGCAGCTCCTCATTTTTATAAAGTATTTTTCTTAAGGTAGTCCTATTATAACAATGTTGCAACAAGAAATTTTCCATTTTTAGTTTAAGGAAATTTTAAAAATTATAAAAACGATTATATTCAATAAATTAGTACGAATAAAAGCTATGGAAGTTTGATTTTTCTATTGAGCTTTAAAATGGATTATTGTGTTTAAATTATCAATTTAAAAAGCTTGCCTAGTAGGCAAGCTCCCCCTTTTTTGATATTTGCGCTGATCAATAAGGTTTAGTGTTACTTAAAGCAACACACTGATAATACAGAAATAATTAAAAATAAAAAAGCCCACTTCCTATTTTTATTCAGAAATGGACTTAGCGAAAAAAACGCTTAAACATGAAATAGGAAATATCTATTCGGAAATATTTCCAACTTCATATTGGCATAATATTTAAGCACTAGCAATAGGGATTGAATTAAAAATATCAAATATTCATATTTAAATAGATAAAGATTTCTTTTTTTAAATGGTTTTATTTTTAGTCTATATAATTTTTTTACTTATCAAGACTTATAAAGAATATGTGCCCATCAATAGGTAATACTTAATAAGGTCTTATGTGTAGTAACCATTAGGCTCTAGAGAGTAAGAACTCAAACTGACTAAAAATAAAATAATTAATTTTCAATATCAATGATCATATACTGCAAAGTTAAGTATATTCCAACTTCTCCATTGTTGAGTGCCTCATATAAGTCTTCATCAACGAAATCTCCAGATTCATCATATAGCCATTTATGAATTTGAATAATTTGTATATTCCCTTTTTTGTCTATTCTTGCTATTGGGTCTATTACGGACCGAACTATCACCTTCTTCTTCGTCTTAACATCGAGCAATGTGATAATTGTCATTTTAAAATCCTTATAAATATCCTGTATAACAACTACTCTCAATCAATAAAGATTTTTATATTTAAATTACTTAAATAGCAATCTTTTCAATCTAGAAAATAAATAAAAAACACTTCAATAGTATGTGCCTATTAGAAAAGATACCTTAAATATTCTACTAGCAATAAAAAACCGCTTTAAGGGCGGTTCATCTAAAATTCACAGGTACTTAATGAAGATTTTTTTTCTGTCTTTGCATCTTTCTGGGCTCACAAATTTTTCCAATAAAGTTAGTTAACCACAAAATACTTTCTTCACGATCTTCAAAATGAGGTATAAGGCTTAAATCTACTTTTATTTTGCGATCAGCTAAAGGCAAACTTAAACAATGTTCAAAGTCTATTGAGCTGTACTTCAATTTGAGTCTTTTTTCTGCAGCTTGATTCTTTATCTCAGCCATAATGCGATTTAGATTAACAATCAAATTATTTGAAATTTTATTATTTTCATATACCCGTTCGTAAACTGTCTCAGCTACATCAATGTAATTTATTAGCTCTACATTCTTATTCATGACATTTGTACTCCGTTTTTTATAATTATCCGTCTAAAATAATGTTTATTTGAGTTACTAAATTCATCACGTACGTAAATATTGTTAAAGTTTTATCACTTATTTTTAATTTAAATATTTGAATTTATTTAATAATTTTATAATTTACTAATATTTATATACATCTTTGTTCTTAACACCCCTTTTTTTCTATCACTTGCCCATTGAGTTCACCACCCACACAGATATTCATTTTAAGTACCAGTTTTTAATTAGACTGGACTATAGCACAAATGAAAACCTTCAGAAGGGGGTTGCTTTTAATTATCTTGTTAGAGATTTAAAGTAAATATTGAGCGGATCATATACTTTACTTTTTGTATCATAAGAAAATGCTAAGTTGGGTTCATATTTGGGATAGTCAAAACCAACCAGCAAACTATTTTGATGAATAGTTTCATTAACTAAACTTAGGTACTTTAAGGCTGACGGGTTTTCTCCACCAAGATCTTCAACTTTCTCTGGTAACAACTCGATCTGATTATTCAATTGCTTCAAATTGAAGTTAATTTTCTTGTTTGCCTCAAAAGCATGACCTTCTAAGTCTGTTTCACTATTGATAGTCTGGATTGCTAAATACGTCATCATATTGCCTTTTAAAGTTGAACAAAGAAGCTTCATAATGATGTTTTTTTATTCAGTTTGCAACAAAAAAATTAACGTAAGTTATTGTATTCTCAATAGTAAATTAAATTACTTTAATCTTTCCACACTTTCTGCATTCTTTGATTGGGTCGTCGTTGTAATCCAACCCATATTCCCAAACATGTATGCAAAAGACCTGCTTAATTCTTCGGAGCATTTGAACCTCCAAAAATCAAAAAGCCCATCGGATGATGAGCTTTATATCAGTGAATTACTTATACTTCGTCCACTATATCAAAAATATGCCATAAAGCGTCTAGACAGTCAACAAGTCTAAATTATGCTTTTCTACTAATTGAGAAGCTTTTAAACGTTCAACGATTTTAATCATTAGATCATTGGCAGTTATAACGTCGATTCCTTCAAATGCTTTTAGTGTTAATTGCAATTTATTATTAATTACATTTGTAATTATTGATATTTTACCAAAATAATCAGGGTAGTATTTCAAAGTTTCATTAACTTTCTCCCGACTAACGCCTTCATATAGTTTTACAGTGTATGTTTTCATTTGAACCTCCATTTTGTCTTAATCTTTTATCATGACCTAATAAATAAAATCTAGCGCAACTCACCATAATTGCGACCTGAGCTTTAGATTGGTTTGTTTCTTGAGCAACCTTCAACAATCCTTTATTTTCAACCTTATTTTTAATTAAACAAATTAATGCAAACTTAGTTGTAAAATCTGTTTTATCAGAATTTAATAGACTTCGTAAAAGTGCTTGAATTTGATCCGCCTCATAATCACTGATCTCACATCGAATATAAGATTTACTTTTTTGTACTTCTTTGCCAGCTTCACGCATCAACCAGTAAATTTGATTGATATGAAGCCCATCTGGCAAATCACCCCCTTTCATTCTAACTGTTTCACACCATGCGCCAAACTGCTCTAACCAACCGTCAATAGTATATTTAGACCAATCCATTTGTTGTGTTTTTAAAACTGCACTCATTTTTCACCTACCAATTGCTCAATTTGTTTAATCGCCACGCCTGCTTTCACTTGCTCTGTGCTGAACCGTAAAACTGTAAAACCCATCATTGCTGCGGAGTTGTATTTCTCCATATCCCCTATATAGCCTTTGCCCCTTGTATGACGGCCTCCACTCCAGATCCCGCCTTCCACCTCAATCAAAATCTTTGTACCCGTTATTAAAAAATCTGCTCTCCATTTACGATCAGGATGGAACTTATATTCCTGTTCAAAACCAATCTTGCATGCTCTTAAATGCGTTGCCAGAACCATTTCACCCACACTTGGTTGTCTGGCAACTTGCTTTGCTGAACGCCGCTTTTTATTTTTCTTTATCGGAAATAACTTGCGGTATTCAGCAATGCTGACTGATGACATCAAGCACCACCTTTCAGCAAATTTTCCAACTGATTAGCAAAGCAGTTATAAACTCGTGCTTTATCTTGATCACCAAAAAGGCTTGAAGCATGGGCATCGTGCTTATACTTTTGAACTAGGTTTTCAATTGAACTTCTTAGCTCAACTAAATTCGCTTGTTGTTCTTTTTGAATCTCCCAAGCCCACTTTCCAGATTTACCCTCAAACTCACTCATGACTGGCTCCTTATATATTCCACTCACAGCCATTCCGATCATCTTCTGGAATGATTGCTATATTTTTTTTGTTCTTGCAGGCTTCACAAAGTACAAGACCATCTCGTTTTAAAACCCATCCACGATTTCGGATATCACGTATAGCTTCAGCTTTTGTTTGCCCATAACCTTGACCAAATGCATTACAAGAGTCGCAATAAAAATGAGCATCGTATCCACCAACTAATCCCATCATTCGCCTCCGTATATTGATTCGTAATCAGCAATTGCATGAAGCAACTTGTATCCAGCAGATTCAGGTTTATCTTTGCTATGAGACAAGTCATATAGTTTTAAGTCCTCAATGCCACCCCATGATTCAACCAAATCAACCGACTCCACCAGACGTTTAAGCTCAACCAAATCTACAAAATACTTCTCACGATCTGCTGGGCTGATTTCTACACTTTGACCACATTGGAACTCATAACCCTCGTTCCATTCAGTTGCGTTATCGGGTGCTGAATCTACGATTTCCTTCGCGTATTGCAGTCCTTTATCTCTAATCAATTTAGATGCTTTCATGCATTCACCCCATCAATTAACTTAAGAATATTTCTTGGAATAGGCATACCTTCACGGCGGCACATCTCTGCGTATTCGTGCGGATTATCGAAAGGATCTGGTCCTAATTCTTTTGTAAGCTCAGGCTCTTTTTCCTTAGCCTTAAGCTTTTGTACTGGTGCAGGTTTACGGCCGTTAATCTTTAACCGTTCCATCAAAGATTTGAGATGCTTTTGCGCTTCGTCATTTGAAACTGGTATATGCACTTTTTGCTCACTTTTCTGAGCTAATAAAATTGGTTCTTGGTACCAAGCCTGAATTTTTCCCTTTAACTGAGCTTCTGCTTTGTACTCGTCATACACCTTGATAAATTCCATTTTGGCTTTGTACATTTCTCCGTCTTGAATAAGTGAATAGACTTGATCAAGTACAAATTTGGTCAAGGTTGTAATTTCTTGGTTCTGCTCTCTTCCGTCTGGCAAAGTCACTTTTTTGTGTTGAGAGATCTGAGTGTATTCACAAGCCTTAACCCAAGCCTTCTCGGCGCTCCACCAATCGTCCCCCATGCACATAGCACGGAATTCAGCGAAGTTAGGCATGTATGTATTTGTACTTGCGTAAAATAGCGCTAAGCCTCTTTGAAGTTGGTTAGGTGTAACCCCAACCAATGCTTTAGCAAGCTGCTGTTCAACGATTTGCATTGGAACGGCATTTTTCCCCTCTACTGGAAAATTCTTATTGAACTGAACAGCGTATTTAGTTCTGTAAGCCGCAATTAGTTCTTTTAAAAAACTTTCAAATGGTGCTAATTCATTCATGATTAATAGCCTCCAAAATCTTGTGACACTGGCGTAACGTCAATCACGTTTGAACGGTTGCTCTCAGCGTACATTTGAGTGAAATAACCCGGTTCTTCAGGAACGTTATGAGATTGTGGGTTTTCCTGAATTTGATTTTGGCGAGGCTCAAATACACCCTGATAATTTCCGATAATTGAGTTTTCCAGTGATTGGTTAGCCAAAGGTCCAAACGAGATAAGTTTTTTAAGGATTAGCTTTACTGCGTTTTCAGAAAGTGGTTTTTTGATGCTGATACGCATATCAACAAAATTGTTCCACAGTTCTGAATCTACACATGCAGGTAGTTCAACTGAACGTGGATTAAATTCATTTGGTTTTTCTGTTTTAGGTTTTTCAGAAACAGACCCTCTTTTTTTATTTATTTTTTTATTACTTTGAGAGTTGTTTTTGATAGTGATACTTTGTGTGTTAAAAATTTTTACTAGTAGCGGTAAAAAATTTTTACTAGTGTAGTTAAAATTTTTAACTAGCAGTGGTAAAGAATTTTTACTAGTCTGTCCATAAATTTCAGGTAGTAAAAATTTTTTACTAGGGAATTTAAGCACTAAACCAACGCTAGTATCGTTACCTAATTTGAATGTATTTCCATGAATTGTGCTTGGTTGTTCCACGACTAAACCGACCTTGATAAGCTCATTAAGGCACTTAACAACTGTCGGTCTACTCTTCCCTGTAATCTCTTCAAATTGAGTTAAAGAGATGGAATCCATCTCCTTATTCCAGCCACGAGTTTTACGGCAAATAACTAAATAAATTTTGCATGCAGCATCAGAGATTTTATTTAAAACCTCGTCAACAAATGCATTAGGCACTTGAAAGGAATTAGGCACAAAATTACTCATGTACACCGACCTTAGGCTTTACATACCCACCAAATTTTTGAACCAAGTCAGCATTAGCCAAACTATTAACGATCTGCCCTGCTAACCACTGATTAATGCGAAAACGCTGTGCCATAGTTTGTGAAAATTCTTCACGCGTTATTGCAGCATTATTTTCGTCATAACCTTTGGCTCTTAGATTTTTACGGTTACGATCATGTAGCTCATTGAGAATCACTAACGCTGGATCAAAGAAGGACTGAATTTCCTGAGTCTGTTTGTACTCAGGTTTATACTTAAATTGACTATTCATGACACCTCCGCTAATGCTTGCTCAGCGCTTGTTAGTCGGCGTTTGGCGTTAAGTTCAGCAACTGTTGCTGTTCGTATTTCTTTTGATGAAACCAGAAACAAATGATTTTGTGATTTGATAGTCCATAAACTAGTCAGGGTTTTATTTTTGACTTCAAACAAATCATTTGATTTAAAACTTCGACACTCTTTAGTAAGTACTACAACGTCACCCACTAAAAATTCTGGCTGGTTGCGTTCGGTTGTTTGATTTGATAAATTAGTTTTATTCATTTGATTCATCTCGACTGAATGCCTATAAACCACTCCTGTTTGCGCAGGTAGTGGTTTTTTAATATCCAAGTTTTTCCTTTTGACCACTGATTTCGTCATGAAATAGGTCATCAACTGTTTCTATACGGTTCATCCAACTTTTAGACATGACTAAAAGTGCAGCAACACGTTCCTTATCAATGCTCTGGTAATCTTTAGGAACGACTTTTAATCCAAGCAAACTCAATAGCTCGCAAAACATTTCAATCTCATTCAAACCATTGTTTTTCTTGTCTGTTTTAAGCCGAGTAATAGTGCTTGGATCAACCTTTAAATGTTCAGCAATCTCTTTTTGATTGCTTATATCAAGGCCATGCAATATGCGGGATACGCCATTTCTGGCACTTGCAGAAATATCAACTGATAATTTGCTCATCTTGTTACCTAAGCCACTTGTTTGGTTTTGCAATGCTTTTTCCAAAGCTTTTGTAATTTGGTTGCAATTTCATGCGATAAGCGTTTACCACATACCCCGCGCTCTAAATCACTAACGTAATTCTGTGAGCACCCGATCTCGGTACCAATTTGAGTTTGTGTTAAGCCCTTTTCACGCAAATCTGAAATCATGTTTGGCCATTGATTCATGCGAAGCTCCTATATTTTTAGGTGAATATATAGGTTTTCCGATATTTTAACAATAGCCAAAGCGATACTAATTTGTATCAGAATTCCGATATACGTATTTAAGGAAATACATATGGCTACTTTGGGTGAAAACTTAAAAGCAATACGAAAAGCAAAAAAGATGACTCAAAAAGAGTTAGCTCAGAAATCTGGTGTAAAACAATCTGTAATTTCTGATCTTGAAACAGGAAATGCCAAGTCGACAGGTTCAATACTTGAATTAGCAAATGCCCTTGGGGTTACAGCTGAAGAATTAAAAAAAGGTGTAGTTGGGGAACTTATTACCACCAACGTTGTGCCAGTTCAAGCTCGAATGGCACCCGTTTTATCTTGGGTACAAGCAGGTAATTTTACTAATGTTGAATCAGTAGATATGTCTCAAGTTACGGAATGGTTCCCTCTCCCAGATGATTGCGAAAAATGTTTTTATTTAAAAGTACGTGGCGTAAGTAATGAACCCGATTTTGTAGAAGGTGATTATATTGTTGTAGATCCGACAGTATATTATTCAGATATGCAATCTGGAGATATCATTGTCGTCCGTAAAGACAAAGATGCTACTTTCAAAAAACTGGTTATTGAATCTGATGGAACAAGGTATCTAAAAGCGATTAACCCAAATTTTCATCCCAATATCATTCCAATTGACGAAGATTGCTATTTTATTGGTCAAGTAATAGATTCATTGAGATATACATACCGTGGAAAACGAAGAGTAAGAAAGAGTTAAGATGAAAGTTTTTAAAATAATTTTGTTATTGCCAGTCTTAGTTTTAACTGGATGTTCAGACACTATTAGCCGAGCTGAACATGATGCTATCGTGTATGAGAAAGATCAGAAAATTGCTGAATTAGAAGAGCATATTGCTGAGTTAGAAGCTAAACTAGAGGAAGTAAACAATCAATTTGAGCGCTTTGAAAATGAAAAGTGGCGTGACGTCGTTCCAGATGTGGATAATGCTCTTGATGACTTAAATAGTGAAGTTGAAAATAATCCTTCATCAAACTACTAACAGTGCTAGACCATAAATATCAATTAAATAATTTTAATTAATCCCCCCTTGTTAAAGTGATTTTTGTGTTTCAAGAGATCAATATCGGAATACCAGTAAAAATATCGGAATAACTATTGACTACAAATATCGGAAATGCGATATTTGTCTCGTAGACAACAAAAAAGCACACCGCCCCTCCCCAGGTCCGATGTGCTTTTGCAAACTGCGAGATCAATTATGAACGTAAAAGCTACCCCTTTCAACTCCTTTGCATTTGTCAGCATGGCTGCTCTTGCAATTTCTGGTGGTTCTTTAGTTGCTTGCCAATTGCAGCCAGCTTTCCAAGCAAAAGAAGCTCCTTCTCTATTTACTCCTAAGACTCAACCAAGTACTTACGGTGTTTTAACCGCAAAAATCACAGGTAAACATTCTGGCGTTGCTGTAATTAAATTAGATAGCTTCCGTTTAAACGTTAGCTTTGATTTTGAAGCTAATCCAGACAGTTACGGCGTTCCGGGTTCTGAATTTACCGCTGTTGATATTACTCAACTCACTGTAAATGAAATCACTGATATTAACGGTAAGTCATATAACGATTTCACCGAATTTGAAGACATCCGAAACATCAATGGCCTTCTAAAAGGCTTCATCGAACGTAACAAGTTGGTGGAGGCTGAACATGTCTAATTTCAAAAAGCACCCTGACGGCTACAAGTCATTTTTAGGCCGTGATGATAAGGGCCTCTACTCTGTTCGCATTGGCTGGCAAGTTTACGCATCTAATGCTAATGGCTCAGTTCTTTACAAAGTTAAAGACGGAGTTAAAAAGCCGCTTAATGTTGAGCAATTTAAAGCTAAGGAACCAAAGGTTTTCGCTTCTCTTATGCAAGAAATCGATTTCCAACGCAGAAAGCAGCTCGCTATAAAACTGCGTGAAACAAATATCCCTACTTATGACCGCAAAGCTTATAAACAAAAACGCGGCTTCACCGGCTATAGATGAGGATAAGAAAAATGACAACTGAAAACTCAAAAGACAACTTACATATCTGGAATGCAGTTAAGCAAACGCCTACCAATTTTCTTAAAAAAATTGAGTTTGGTTATTTAAAAGGTAAATCAGATATTAACCCTCAATGGCGATTAATGGCTATGACTCAGGCCTTTGGTCCCGTTGGTCATGGCTGGACTTATAGACATGTGCGTTTGTGGTCCGAAACTGCGCCAGATGGAACCATTATGGCTTTTGCTGAAGTAGCAGTAAAAACCAAGATTGATGGTGTTTGGGGTGAGGAATTTTTCGGCAACGGCGGTTCAGCAATTGTTGAAGTTCAAAAAGGCAAATTAGTAGCGATTGATGAAGGTTATAAAAAGGCTGTTACTGATGCTCTTGGTGTAGCGTTTAAAGCTATTGGTGTGGCAGCTGATGTTTACCTCGGTAATTTTGATGGAAGTAAATATCTATACAACTATGACTATGCCTATTTAGAGCAAAATGCCTCTATCCCAGCAGGTCAAAATACAAATCAGAATAACCAGATAACCGCTCAGGGTGGTAACCAGAAGCCGCCCCGTACTCAGGACCAACTATATCAAGATGCTTTGAAAGCAATTAAAGATGCTCCAGACACTAACATCTTAAATGCTGCAATTAAGAAGTTTAAAGGCACTACTTATGAGGCGGGTATCAATAGAGCTTGCCAAGCACGTGCTGATCAGATGGGTTGGGCCCCTAAAAACAATCCTCAGCAAGTTCAGCAACAACAGTCGTTACATCACTAAAAGGAGAGCTTTTCATGTCTAACTTACTAACTGCAGCTGAAGCATTTGCAGCTCTTCAAAACGGTAAAACTGTTCTATGTCGTCCAGCCGGAGACATGTTGGACTTTGCCGATTTAGATCAATTCCCCGCTTCTGTTTTTGGTAAACCGGGTTTTGAATTCTGCATCAAAATCGAAACTATTGAGCTGGCTGGCATTACATTCACAAAGCCATTAACTATTGATGAGTATGAAGAAGGTCAAAATGTTTTTGTAATCAACACATATTTACCTTCCATTTATAACGTTGGATTTAAAACTCCTGCACTCATTGAAGCAATTAATAGTGGTTTTGTTCAGCGTGATGCTGAAAATGCCAAGCTTCAATTAAAAGCTTTTTCAAAAGCACTCGGTATTGAAATCAACAATGATTTAAGTGTTATTCGTCTTGGTGAGGAACCTAAAAAACAGAGAGGCAAAAAATCAAAAGCAGAAAAGCCTATTGAAGTTATTTCTGCAGAAATTCAACCAACAATTGTTATTACCGAACAAACAAATGTCACCACATCTGAGGATCTATTAATTCCAGAAACTAACGAGCCTAAAGTAGATCCTGAATATCAGAAGGCATTGGATGCCCTTCTTCAGCGTGTAAAAGAATCAAAAACACCTGAAGAGGTAAATGCAGTTTATCGATATACCCGTACGTGGAATGACAAACAAATGGAACCTCTCCTACTTGCCACTCACAAGCGACTTGAAGAGCTCGAAAAATCAAAGGTACCTGCAAATGAACCACCTTCACTAATGGTCCAGATCCAAAACGCGCCCGACCTCACAACATTGGATGCTTTGGAAATAGATGTGGCCGCACGAGATCCACAGATTCAATCACGACTCATGGACTTTGTTAAGAAACGCCGCTTTGAGTTACAAAATGCGGCATCAAACGAACCTGATTATTTACTGGAGGAACCTTTCTAATGTCGAAACAAACTACTCCAGAGTTTCTTTTCGAGCCAAAGCTGCTACCCATGCAGCTTTTCGAAAAGTTCATAGTGTTCAACGTAAATGCTGGGTATCGCGGTAAAGGTACACCACACGGCGTGAACCTTATTAAAGGTAATAAGCCTACCCTTTCCTTAACCGATAAAGGTGTGATGAACAAAGCGGCTCAAGAGCGATACAAACTAATGCTTTTGAAGTATTTCAAAGAAGGTCGCTCTGCAATGGATGAGCTTGATCATGAAGTTAAGCGTATATATCAGATGGTGGCAGCATGAGTGAATTAACTGCTAAAGCAGCAGATGAAATCATCAAAATTTGCAATGAATTGATTGTAGACAACATTGAAGGTGAAAAAGCTGTAGCTGAATGGCGTTGCCAAAGAATAGAAAAACTTGAATCTTGGGCTAAAGCAATCAGAGATGCTAATCGTAAAGCGGAAAGTAAGGAGAAATAGATGTCACGTTTAACTAAATTAGATCGTATGACACATGCAGAAAAAGAGGCTGCTAAGAAGGAATTTTGGGAAGCTGCTGATAATCAAACTTTTCCACCTGAAACAGTAGCTATTGTTATGCACGTATCCTTACCGTGGTTGCAAAAGAAAAGATGTGAAGGTGGAGGCATTCCCTTTTCAAAGCCTCATAAACGCCAAGTAAATTATGTTAAGGCTGATGTTTTGGCTTATATTGAACAAAATAAAATGGCACACACAGCATAAGCGGCTAAATGCCGCTTTTTTAATCAATTAAAATAGACCTTTAATAGACTTATACCTGAAAAATAGACCGTATTTTTGAAAATAGACCATTAATAGACTATTTTTGTATTGCTAAAGATTGTGTAATATTGCATTGTATTGTTTTAATATAAATTACTAAAAATATTGATTTTTTAATATCGCTAGGTATTGCTTAATATTGCATTGTATTGTTAGAATCATTTAAACCCCGCTGAACTTTAGGGTTCAAGGGTAACGACATGCAGCGGCATCTTCGGAGCATTTATTTTTAAATAAATACCTATAAATTCGAATTCTATTTTCAAATTAAAATACCTAGACAGACCTGTCAGTCTATTTTTTTATTCTCTTAACTAATTAGTTGTTCTTAAAATTAAATACTCATTATTTTTTAATTATTATTCATTTCTACGTAAACATTCCTCATACCATCCTGCTTGAAAATCTTCAATTGCTTGGCGTTTAAAGAAACTTGTCTTAAATACTTTGGCAGCATAAGCTGAGCTAATTAAGTCTTGATAAAGCTGCTTGGCTTCTTCATCTGCCAGCCCATCAGCAATTTGTTGTAAATCTTGTGCTGGTACTTTTTGCTGCCGTGCTTCCATCACGTTATAAGCGACCTTTTTTACGATATTACAAATATCTGGGTCAGCTGTACTTTCATTAGCATAACAACCGGTGGCAATAAAACTTAATAATAATATTTTAAATTTCATATCCCTATCCTATTATTATTCATCTTCCGTTCTTAAAAAAGTAATAGATGAGAAGACCTATTCCTTTCAAAATGTTCATGCGGGATTAATTACATAAAAATAAATGATCATGACCACAAGCAAGATGGAAGCAAGTGTTAAATAGGTGCCGACTGTATTAAAACTCTGTAAAAATTTTAAGATCTGCATTTCAAATCCAGAGAAAAGTTTAAGTAATTAACAGAAGAAATTTAGCACAACTAAATAATGCCAATCAATTCACACTTTTAAATTTTTATCGTGATTTAATTCAAATA